CCGAGAAGACGTTTGTCTTTACCAACTCCCTGCTTCAACCTTCTCAGCTGAGAAGAACATCATGAAGCACTTCTGGGACGGTTCTTACACCGTTACCAACATGCCCGTCCGTAAGATTGACTATCTTCCTTACGACTCGGAAGGTGAACACAAAGGCCAACTCGTTTACAGCGATGGCAAAGTCACACGTGACTGCATACAGACTCTCCGCTATGAAGGACACGACCAAAAAGTCCACATCCTAGCTGAAGCCGACTATGCCAGTCGAGACTCCTCGTGCGGTAGTATGGTTATCAGAACTACTGTCCAAGAACAGCCTATCCTAGGCATTCACACCGCTACTCGCGGGGGAAAGAGTTACTTCCATTTTGTTACTCGTTCCTCGCTAGAGAAAGCTGTCAGTGAAAAAGTCGTCCTGGACGTTGAGACTTCATACACTCCGTCCACTCCAGAAGCTGCCATATTGGACATCCTTCCCTCTCGTAGTGTCGTGAATCCAGTAGGACACATAGACAAGCCTTTGTTCCAGCCGACGAAAACCGATTTGCAGCCTTCGTTGCTGTACGGTTTGCTGGGAGAACCCACCACCGCCCCCGCCCCTTTGAGCCATAAAGATCCCCGGATAGGAGAGCAATTCAGAACTCACTCTTCTTTCTGGAGACAGATGTTTCAAGGTTACAGTCGCGATGCAGAACCAACGTTTTCTGCCGAAGAACTTGAACATTCTAGCAGATCACTCGTTGAAGATTTTAACATCATAAAATCCAAGAGCGTGGTTCCTACCAAGCTTTTGAATCTTCACGAGTGCATTAACGGCCTGTCCCACATCCCCGACAATACCCGAATGCCCATGAACACTTCATGTGGGTATCCCTACGTTCAAGAAGGTCTTAAGAAGATCGATCTTTTTGAAGAGGTCAACGGTATTCTAGTCCCTGGGGCTCGTATCGTAAAAGATTACGACCACGCCGTCGCATGCTTGCAGAATGGCACCGTTCCTTTCCTCCCCTACATCCTTTCCCTTAAAGACGAGAGGCTCAAACATGCCAAGATCATCGAACCCCGCACACGAATTTTTACGTGCGGCAGTGTCGTTGGTTATCTTGTCTGTCGTCGCTACTTTTACTCCGCTCTGATGCAGTACTATCACGCCGATATACACGATTCTTTTTGCGTACCATCTTTAGATAGAACGTCTTTTGACTGGCATTTTCTTTCAAAGAAGATGACAGAAGTCGGGGATAGAGGTTTCGACTTCGATTTCTCCCACTACGACCGTTCTCTAACGCATCAGATCCTGTACTACAGTGTCAAAGTCCTCTTGACCGGTCTTAATCTTCCCCCAAAGGAAGAAGCCGCAGTTCTTGAGATGATATGTTCCCCAGTCCTTTTGTGGGGCATTGTTGTGATGCTAGGTAGTTTTCTGACATCCGGAGTCCTCATAACTTTCCTCGCCAATTGCATGGCCAACGAACTCATGCATAGAGCTGCGTGGACAGCCATCTTGAGATCCACCCAACCCATCCTCAGTGAGATGCGTTTTTACAAAGCGTACACTAGAGCTTGTCGCGGCGGTGATGACACCATGAGCACTGTAGACAACCGAGTTATCGACCTTTACAACGGTCGTACAGTCGGAGAGTTTCTTCGCTCACGTGGCATGAAAGTCACCTCTGCCACCAAGTCTCAGGATATCCCCGAGTCGTCGCATTATTGCGACCTCAGTTTCCTGAAGAACACCACCCGTTACGAGCGTGGTCTCTTCCTTCCGGTTTCGGAAGCTTCGTCCCTTTACGAGTCTACATATTGGGTGCGTTTATCGTCGCAGAACAACGATATTCTCAAAGCTACGCAAGATAACGCGATATGTGCTATGAGACCTCTTTTCTTTCACGGAGAAGAAGTCTTTAACACTTTTCGCGATAAAGCTTTGAGTAAGGTCCCCCAGCTTGCCCTTCCAACGTACGAAGATTTGTCTGTTATCTGGAATTCATACCACTGTTTTCCAGGCTCGCACTCTGATTTCGCGTCTCGCGAACTTCAAGAAGACCCTTTCACCCACGCTAGCAAAGCAAAGAAGCTAAATGCAGCAGATGGAGGTCTACCACCAAACATGTCAATCGAAAGTATTGAAACCACCCCCCAATCTGGCCTAAGCATGAAAGCTTTAGACAAAGAACAGCTCGGTTCAGCCAACATAGAGCGTGCTTCAACAGTCGAGACCATTTCGACTATACCTGAAGAGACCATCGACAACCAAGACGCTGGAACTACTTCCAAGACCACAGTCGAAACCGTCGGTACGTCAATTCAGGATGCTCCTGG